ATATATCGCACTTTTTAGGCACTAGAGGGCTTGATAGTAATGAATATAACTTTTTAATCGCCAAATATACTGATAATAGTTTTTCTAAAGGCCTGGTATTTGATGGTATTTATGAAGATGTATGCGATATTTTTATGAAACATATATCGCCAGATGATATTAAGGAAAACAAATGTCCAATAAGTAGCTTCGTTAATCTTGCACTAAGAGAAACAATAATAACTACCTGTCCATTTTGTCAGGGCAGAGGAGTTAATAAAAATAAAGACAGTATAGACAAGTGCTATCATTGTAAGGGTTCAGGACAATTTATTTATGATGATGATAATCGCCCAGAGTTTCTTGGAATAGACAAGGAAGAATACAAGAAGTTTAAAAAACCATATATGGAAACATTAGAGTTTGTAAAAAACATCGAGATTAATGCTTTAGCTAAGATTGGAGATGATAGCAACTATGACAGATAAAAAATCACCAAAACTAACTTTAATAAAAAAAAATAAAACAAAGAGAGTTGGTCTTTCAAAAAAAATAAGATACGAAGTTTTTAAAAGGGATAACTTTAAGTGTTTTTATTGTGGTAAAAAGCCATCAGATGAGGGGGTAGTATTGGAAGTTGATCATGTTTTGCCTGTTTATGAGGGTGGAACAAACGATATCGAGAATCTTGTTACATCTTGCAAAGACTGTAACAGAGGTAAAGGCAAGACAAAATTAAATGATAAAAATTATTCATCGCTTAAGAAAGCAGAACACGATTCTGTCGATGACAAGATAGACTTAATGAAAGAGTTTGTTAAAAGCAGAATGAATAAGTCAAGGGAGATTGAACCTGCTTGTCAATACATCAATGATATACTCAATAAATGGAAAGACAAAAGACAAGATAAACAAACACTGATTGTGACTCAAGAATTTAAAGATAAACTTTTAATACTTTATAGAAAAGTAAGTATGCCAGACTTGATTACTGCAATCGAACAATGTGAAGTTGTATTTCTAGGTGAGACTGTAGAATCTATCGAGGGTATGCCTTATAATGATAAAATACTGCCATCTGACAAGATATCTAACTTTTATTTGTATTGTGTGCGTTTATATTTAGAAAAAATTATTACAAAAAAAGAAAAATCTAGCAAACATGATATAGAATCTCCATCTAGTCGTTCTGCATATCTTGTTGGAATTATTAAAAACAGAACACAAGGTCATGGTGAGTGGGAAGTTTCAAATGATGTACGAGCTTTAATTTCAAAACTACAAACAAAAGAAAGAAAACTGAGTGTCTTAAATGAAATATTAATACCCAAAGCTCAACAAATAGAGCAAGATAGTGATTATACAGAATTTTATAACAAAATGTTTGATGCTATAGAGACTAATTTGGAGATTTCTAAATTATTGCGTTAGTTAAGGTTGGTTCAGTAAAATAAAGTAGCCCTAGAATCGCTCTAATCAAACGATTCGACATCTTCTGATACCAAAGTACCCCACTAATGAGTAAGTCTTTTCTCTTTTGTTTTAGCTACCTTATCTAAGGTGTCTTCTGTTTCTTCTTCTTTTTCTTCAGTTTTCATAGCTAATTTAGGTTTTAAAGCAGGTATTGATGCCATAAGACCTTGTAGTTCTTCTATTAGCTCATCATCAGTTTTGTTTTGCGATTTCTCTACATTGAGATTTATGTTTTGAGAACTAAATCCACCCATTTCTAAAACAAGTTTAGCTGTATTTAATCTAACTGCGTCTTGATCTGAATATAATAGTTCTTGTAAGACTGTTATTGCTTTGCCAGATGTTGATGAGATTCTTTCTTCATTCTTTTCTCTGATCTCGTGGATATATTTCTTTTTGAGATATGCACCCATTTGTTTATGGTTCTTAATCCAACCTGCTTTTTTTGCTGATTGTGATGCATTACATGCTGTATCTCCCTCAAGATAATATTCTACGAACTTCATCTCTTGTTCTTTATCTATCTTCTTTGGCATAATTATCTCCCTAACGGATTATCTGATCTAGCTTTTATCTCATCGACTTTAGCTTTGAGTACAGCTATCTCAGCTTTGTTTATCGCTATGTCTTGTTCTAATGGTTTTATGTTTGGTGCTGATTGTGCCTCAAGCACATCTACTCTCGTAATCAACTGTCCTTGAAACACAAAAAGCGAGGCTATTGTAATTACAAGCCCAATTCCTGTTGCTATTGTTTTAATATCCACGAATCCTCCTCAAATTGATTATTTACTTCATCACCCCACACATCCCAACCTTTTCTTTGATTTCTTGCAAAAATGTCTATTCGCTTGTCGCCTAAATTTTCAATCATTTCATAAAACTTATCAGGCTTTTTTGAGTGTTTTATATTTTCTGCTTGAAAGCACAAAGGAATCAATGGTTTGCCCTTTATCCACAAAGCAGGTTTTGTTTTATTATAACCAACTAAAATAAATTCGCAGTTATATCTAAAGCCAAATAATGGCATTCCAGACGATTTGCCAAATGTTTTTTCCCAAACTGCTGTGTTTAAATGTTTAAATCCCCAATGTTCCAAAACTTTCTTGCTTTCGAATAAATACTTTTGTGTAGTCCACAGAAATATCCAACAACTATCATCTGCTATAGATTTTATGTCAAGACTTTTTATTTGGTCTAAACTCATAGTCGAATAGTCCATTCTAGTTTGTTTTGGCCTATCCTTGTGTGTAACTTTTTTAACATTCCAAGGGGGATCAATTACTATTAAATTATATTTTTTATTAATATCCACGAATCCTCCTCAAATGTTCTTCTGCTCTTATCCTATTGTCAGTAGCTTCTTCAACTTTTTCTTCGTGATGCTGAAGAATGTCTTTAGTGCCGTAAGAAACTTCTGCATATATATTTCTAGCATCAATATAGTTTCTTGTTTCATAATAGTTTCCTCCATCCATTTGTGGTTGTGAGTTAAATATTTCTGAATTTTTTGTAACATACTTATCGACTGATGTATTGTTTTGCATAGCTTTTGCAACGATTATAGATGTTGCTATCAGTCTTTGGTCTACTCTTTTTACTGTTTCGTTTACTTTCTTCGCTATGTCTTCTACTGAAATAACTTGATTACTTCTTGGAGAAACTCTTTCATTCCTGCTTTCTTCCACCTCTTGATTTCTGCTTTCGAGACTTTCCTCTGCTCCAGTAGCAGTTTCAGTTCCATCATCTCCATCTCGACCTGCTCTTGTTTCTCCTTCTCCGTTAATCTCATTTTCCTCAACAACCCCTCCAGATCCATTTAGTTCCTGTGCAGAAGCGACAGTAGTTTCTGTTTCAGCAGGTTCAGGACTTGTTTCGTTTTCTTCAATAGCCTGTTCAGTAGGCTCTTGTTCCACTCCTCCTCCTGTTGTTTGAGGTGTTCCTTCCTCATTTCCTGTGCCTTGAGATTCATGGTGTCCGACCAATTCTTCTCCTGTGTTTTCAAAACTTTCGGTTGTTTCGATGTTTGAGTTTTCTCTGACTTCAATAACTTCTTCTTCAATTTGGATTTCTGTTGCGATTTCTTCGATGGTCTCTTGATTACCATAACTTACCTCCATCGGTATTTCTTCAAATGTTTCTATAGCAGGTAAACTGCTTATTTCTATAATTTCTTCAGGTGGAGCTAGTCGAAATACATTTACAATACCTGTGTTTATTTCTTCTATCTCTACCTCTTTTATGTAAACCTCGCTAAACATCTCTGTTACTATCTGAGGTTCTTCAAAAGGTATAATCTCCTCTACAATAAATTCTTCATATATAAATAATTCTTCTGGCTCTATCGTAGTTAATACTTCTTCTATTTCTTCAAATGCTGTATTTAATATTGCTGTTTGTGTAGCTGTAAGAACAGTATCATCATAAGTCATAGTTACAGATATATTATCGACATTAGCACCACCAAGATTAGCAGGACTGTTACTATCACTACCAGAAATGTTAATGTTTCCAACATGACTACCACTCCCTGTATACGAGATACTATCTGTAAAATACTCGCCATTAATTCCCGTAACATCGTATCTCTCCTGTGTTGTAGTAGCTAACACTTCGTTACTTTCATCTCTTATTTGTAGTCTGATACTAAAACTATCAGCAGGGCCAGAGCCACCCCAACATCCTGCTACCCCACATTCGCCATTTTGTACTTGAACACTAGAGTTTAAAGTAATGCCATTATCAAGCATAGGTTGTGTTATAGAAGTGTCTATGAGGTCAAATGATTGCTCAATACTACCATTGTCTCCAAACTCTAGGTCGTGTCCACCAGGACAACAATCTCCAATTCTTTGTGCATCACCTGATAATGTCCATCCGTTAGTTCCGTCAT